AACTTATACATGTCCGGGATTTGTATCCAGGGCGGTATACGTAACGCTAACCAGCGTGTTTACCCTGTGAATGAGATTGGCAAGGCTGTCAAAACCCTTAACGATCAGATTCAAAACGGGTATAGTGTTCTTGGAGAAGTAGATCACCCAGATGATTTAAAAATTAATTTGGATCGTGTATCGCATATGATAACAAATATGTGGATGGACGGTCCAAACGGTTATGGTAAACTTAAAATTTTACCTACACCAATGGGACAACTAATTCGCACTATGCTAGAAAGCGGTGTGAAATTAGGAGTATCAAGCCGCGGATCCGGAAACGTCAAAGATGACGGCTCCGGTGAAGTATCAGATTTTGAGATTATCACAGTAGATATGGTAGCTCAACCTAGTGCTCCAGGAGCATATCCTACACCAATTTATGAACACTTGATGAATAGTCGTGGTGGTTATAATGCCTTACGCATAGCGGAAGAGGTTAAGGGAGATCCTAAAGCACAGAAATATCTCAAAGAGAGTTTATTAGCAATAATAAACAAACTCCAATAATAAGGAGAATCACATGTTGGATGCACTAAAAGGTTTATTTGAAAACAACGTGATTTCTGAAGAGATCAAAGAGTCTATTGAGTCAGCGTTCCAAGCTCGTATCAACGAAGCAAAAGAACAAGCTACTCAACAACTACGCGAAGAGTTCGCTCAACGTTATGAGCACGACAAGAACACAATGATTGAAGCTGTTGATCGCATGATCACAGATAATCTTTCACAAGAACTTGTTGAATTTGCAGACGACCGTAAGCAATTAGCTGAAATGAAGGCAAAGTATGCTGTTAAGATGAGAAATGACGCAAATGTAATGAAGGAATTCGTTACACGTCAATTAGCATCTGAAGTAGCAGAACTGCACGAAGATCAAGTAGCTATGGCTTCTAAGTTCGGCGCATTAGAACAATTTGTAGTTGAGGCACTTGCTCAAGAAATTACAGAGTTTTACAAAGACAAACAAGACTTGGCTGAAACCAAGGTACGTTTAGTCCGTGAAGGACGTGAACAGCTTAAGAAAGTTAAGCAACAGTTCGTAGAACGTGCAGCAGGAATGGTTGATCAAGTTGTTAGCGAGAGCCTAAGCTCAGAACTAACAGCATTGAAAGAAGACATTGATGCCGCTCGTCGTAACGATTTTGGTCGCAAGTTGTTCGAAGCTTTTGCTTCTGAATACCAAACTAGCTACCTTTCTGAGAAATCAGAAACTGCAAAATTACTCAAAGTCATAGACATTAAAGAGCTAGCTATCGCTGAAGCACAAACTGCTGCAGAACAAGCACAAGCCCTAGTAGAAAGTAAACAAGCAGAAATTGCCGCTCTAAAAGAGTCGCAAGAAAGAAAAGAAATCATGAATGAGTTACTTGCCCCACTTAACAGTGAGCAAAAAGACATCATGGGTGAATTAATGGAGAGCGTGAAAACATCAAGACTTGTAGAAAGTTTTGACAAGTATCTACCAGCTGTAATCGCCGGTAAAGCTCCGCAGAAGAAACAGGCACTTGTAGAGGCTAAAGAAATTACAGGAAACAAAGTTTCCAACAGCAATCGTAGCAGCGAGGACGATGGTAACATCATCGATATCCGTCGCCTTGCTGGACTAAAAATTTAAGGAGAAATTTAAATGTCAGAACTACTAAATGGCCGTTGGGCAGAAACTAAAGAAGCTCTTTTAGAAGGCCTTCAAGGCACTAAAAAATCAGTTATGGGCGTTACACTAGAGAACACACGTAAGTACCTAGTTGAATCACCTACAGCTGGTGCCACTTCTGCCGGCAACGTCGCAACATTAAACCGCGTGATTCTACCAGTAATCCGTCGTGTTATGCCAACAGTTATCGCTAACGAGTTGGTTGGTGTACAACCAATGACTGGCCCAGTTGGACAAATCCACACTTTACGTGTTCGCTACAGCGATACATCATCAGGTGCTGGCGTTGTTGCTGGTGAAGAGGCACTAAGCCCATTCAAGATCGCTGAAGCTTACTCAGGTAATGAGGCAAGCCCAGCGAAGGCAGCGTCTACAGCTACACTAGAAGGTGCAGCAGGTAAGCGTATGTCAATTCAAATCTTGAAACAAACTGTAGAAGCCAAGACTCGTAAGTTATCAGCTCGCTGGACTTTCGAAGCTGCACAAGATGCTCAAGCTCAACAAGGTATTGACATCGAAGCAGAAGTTATGGCTGCTTTAGCTCAAGAAATTACAGCTGAAATCGACCAAGAAATTCTACAATCTTTAGATAGCTTGGCTGGTACAGCTTCAGAAACTTATAACCAAGCCGCTGTTAGCGGTACTGCAACTTTCGTTGGTGACGAACACGCTGCATTAGCTGTTCAGATCAATCGCGTAAGCAACTTGATCGCTCAACGTACACGTCGTGGTGCTGGTAACTGGGCAGTTGTAAGTCCATTTGCTTTAACAATTCTACAATCTGCTACTACTAGCGCATTTGCTCGTACAACAGAAGGTACATTTGAAGCACCTACAAACACTAAGTTTGTTGGTACATTGAACTCAGCAATGAAAGTGTATGTTAACACATACGCCGCTGACAATTCAGCAGTATTGATCGGTTACAAAGGTTCAAGCGAATCAGATGCGGCAGCATTCTATTGCCCATATATTCCATTGATGTCTTCTGGTGTTGTGCTAGATCCATCAACATTCGAACCAGTAGTAAGCTTCATGACACGTTATGGATATGTTGAGTTGTCAAACACAGCATCTTCATTAGGTAATGCAGCTGACTACCTAGGTAAGGTTGCTATCACTCACGGTAACGTGAAGTTTAGCTAATCAAACCTCGAGTTTGTTACTAAGCAAG